CAGAAGCACCGCCACCACCTGAAAGATAAACACCGAAAGATGAAGTACCGCCACTGCCACCAACATTAATACCAATCGAAGAAGAGGGAACAACTATAATTCTTGAGCAAGCAAAACCACCACCACCACCACCACCAGCACCACCATCGCCACCACCACCAACAACTCTAACTCTAACTTCAGTAATGCCTACCGGAACTTTAAAAGTGTGAACTCCGGGTGGATACGTAAAATACCTACCTGTTCCAAATATACCCAAATATCCAACACCAGATATATTATATTCACTATCAGATACAATATCAGTAACAGGTGTATATACTTTAGTAGTGGGGTTTAAAAGTGAAACTTCATTGGTGGCCATATCTACTCTATAAAAATTACCACCTGATTCAAAAAATCTATATATTCCACCAAATAATGTTGAAAAATCAGCCATTTTAAGCTACCGTCCTTTGAACAGCTTGCCACTGTCCTAAAATAAATGTTAATTTAACTCCTGTTTTATCCAAGTCTAATACCAATGTGGTATCCCCGCCAACATTATTTCCATTACCATCAATCGTTACATCATTTACACCTAACCGATATACTATAATTTCATCATTGACTACTGGAGTAAGGGGTAATGTTATTACAACGACATTACTACTGGAATCTACCCAAATTTCGTCTTTTACAATGGCTGTGATATCAGTATTAATAGATTTGATTGTAAACCCGCCTGATATTGAGACCCTTGGGGGTATAAATATAATTGCCATTATTTTCTCCCGTAAAATTGGACTGTAATATTGTCAGTAGATTCAACGACAACTGAATCAGCAGCACTTAAGTGAATACCTGGCGGGTGTAGACTAAAGGTCAATGTTTCACCAATAGCTAAATCAACTTTAATGAACCTATTTGATAATGAAGTTGCCCCAGCTGGAACCATTTTAAAGATTTGTACTGTGTTAGCTACCGCCGCAGTATTCGTGATAGTTCCATATAGCCAACTTTGAATAGCCCCATTAAGGATAACATTACTACCTGCTGCATACGTGGTAATCTCTTTCAAGATTTCCATATCTGTTAAATTTTGTGTTTCACCGTTCATATACAACTGAGCTGTGATCTTACCAACTGTACTGACTGCCAAATTTAACATGTCACCACTATTTTCAAACACAGGTAAATTTTCTGCATCTAAAATAATGGTTTCTCCTGGCGATAGTGTTGCACTTATAAATTTATTGCCTACAGTTGGGGAATCACCTGATAAGACTTTGTGTAAATCAAATGACACATCAAGTATATCAGTATTATGTAGGATTAATAGACTGCATACGTTAGACCCAGTGCCGTTGGTATATAATAGATTTGTAGCACTGCCAGCTATTGCAATATCTGAACCAACTTCTCCTAAAGGGGGGTCACATGCAACATCAACATCACCTAAAGCAGACCACTGAGAACCAGCACCAGTAGAAATTGCTTTAAATTCAATTTCAGCAAAGCCTCTTGAAAGTGTAATATTAGCTTTTTTGTTTACTGTCCCTGCATTGATTACATCAACAGTCAAATCAAAAGCATCAAATGATCCATCTGAATTGGTAATTGTGATAGTATCACCAATTGCAACTGCATCAGGTAGCGTAAATGTCCTTGCCGCTGTTAATCCAGTGATATCATAGATGATACCCACTACTCCTGTCATATCACTATCAACCACGCTTGTAGGTGGTGTGACTACAACAGTTGATATCCTTGGAGGCATAATTGTTAAGCCCATATATATTCTCCATTTTGTCATATTGTTAATTTAATCATATTTAAAAGAAAAGAGCAATGAACTCATGTCCTTTGCTCTTTAATGATTAAATTGTGCCATACATTTGCATGGTAGTCGATTGTGTGCAAGTCATCTTAATTGAATCAGTGGCTCCAATTTTGATGCCAGGATCATCGAAATCTAAAAATAAAGTTTCATTGGGAGTCAACACAAGATTAAGAAACTGATTGGATGACGACGGTGCCCCAGCAGGTACGGTTTTATTCAGAGTGATTGTATTATCCACTGCGGCAACATTGGTAATAGAACCTTTTAACCAATTTTTAGCACCACCTGATAATATATCATGAGTTCCGGCAGCATAAGCAGTCATATCCAATAGGGTGTCAAATGTCTCAACACTTTCACCATTCACATAAACCTGAACCGTGAAAATATTAATAGTGGATACGATTATACTTAACATATCACCTGAATTTTCTAATGTAGGCAACATATCAGTACCCAGTACAATGGTCTCATTAGGTTCTAATGGCATAGATAAAAATTTATTTGCATTAGTGGGTGAACCGGCTGGAGGAACTTTATATAGACTAAATGTTTCTACGACTGTATTGGTATTGTGTAAAATCATTAAACATATATTAGTTCGTGATGCACCATTAGTGATCAATGTATCGGTAAGAGAACCTATAAAACCAATTTCAGTTGCTGTACTTCCTTTATCCGGGATAGTAACGTCACCTACTGTAATATCACCCAAAGCAGACCACTGTGATCCTGCTCCAGTTGAAATTGCTTTAAATTCAATTTCAGCGAATCCTCTATTGACGACAATAGAAGACTTTTCATTGACTGTACCAGCATGAATAACATCAACAGTCAAATCAAAAGCATCGAATGATCCATCTGTATTGGTAATTGTGATAGTATCGCCAATTGATGTTGCATCAGGTAGTGTAAATGTTCTTGGAGCTGTTAAACCAGTGATATCATAGATGATACCCACTACTCCTGTCATATCACTATCAACCACGCTTGTAGGTGGTGTAACAGGTGGTGGTGTACTTCCACTTGATATCCTTGGTGGTATTGTATATACGGGCATTTTAAACTCCTTAGTTGATTGATCCAGATAGTTGGACGGTTACAGTTTTATCGGTATACATCATAATAGTGTCTGTTCCTTCTAATATGATACCCGGAGTACACAATTCATAAATTAATGATTCACTCTCTGAAATAACGATAGTCATAAATTTATCTGTGATTGCAGGTACACCAGCACCTGATAATTTATATAACGAGACATTAGCATCACCGATAGAAGTGTTAGTTATATTTAATCTTGTCATGTTACTTGGTGTATTTAATATTGTACTTGTCCCTGCAGTATATTCAGTCAGATCAGCTAAAATATCAACATGATCTTCAAATCTACCATTCCCATATAGCTGCACAGTTAGCATATTTATAACATCTGGAATGATTACAATTGATTCGCCATTACCTGATATAATTGGCACTACTTTTTCAAGCACCAATGTTTCTGATGGTTCTAATGTAAATTTCATAAATCTATTTGAATTATTTGCAGTACCGGCAGAAGAAACTTTATGTAAAGTGAATGTTCTATCCACAACGTCAATATTATGAATCATCATGAAGTCACATTTTGTCCTGAATAAACCGTTTGTATATAAAGTCTTACTGAGAGTATCCACTAAGGTTATATCAGTCAATTTGACACCCTGTGGAGTGCGTGAATCCCTTATTTCGCCATTAGTAATCCATTCTGTTGCTCCACCAGTAGTGGTTGCATAAAAATCAACTGAACCAAAATGTTTATTGATCTCAATAGTACCGATCCCATTTATAGAACCATTATTCGATGGATTTACCTGGATACCATATTCTCCAGTACCCCCAGAGACATCACTGATTGTAATCTTATTGCCCACACTGGTTGCATTGGGTAAAGTTATAGTCCTTTTGGTAGTGATTGCCATGGTATTGATTGAACCCAATGCAGCTGTAATGTCAGCATCTATTGGTATTGGAATACCATCACCCAAGAAATTAAAATCATAGATAGGAACCCAGCCAGCAGATGCATCAGTATACATCAATATGATACTGGATTTTGGTGTAGTGAATGTTAGATTAGTCAATGATCCCATAATATTAGAACCATTATTCATTATTTGAAATACCCTTGATCCAGCAGCACCAGTATAATCACTAACTCCAACTGAATCACCAAATGACGGTGTTAAGGGTAAAGTGATTTGGATATCACCTATAGTACCATCAAGAAAGTATCCTGTTCCTGGATCAGCTAATTTACTGATATTGGTAATTTCCCAGCCTATTCCAGTGCCTACTGCTGTCCAGACGGTACCATTCCAGACTTTAATATCTCCAGTGGTAGTATTATATATGGTTCCTGGTTGGATATCATACACAATGCCACTTGGATCAGAGGCATAGATATTACCCGAATCTAATCTCCATTTAGTAGTGACTGCATCCCATGAATATGTATTACCTGAATCAGTGGTAATGCATTGAATTCCATCTTTACCACCAGCAGTCATGGCAGCCTGGTTAGTAAAGATTAATACAGAGGAATATGGTACCCACGTAATCCCATTGGATATATACATACTATTATCAGAAGTCTGATATGCCATAGTACCATTGGTGATATTATAAGTCGTATGTAAAGGTAAAGTTAGATATTTATTCCCACCTGATATGATAGTCCATTTCAACAGACCTATATGCCAATAATAAATATTACCCGCATCAGTGACTATGATTTCATTTGCAATTGATCCGGCAACCATGAGAGTTTCATTGGTTATATGACTTATAGGGGTAATACCTACATTAATACTTTCCCATGAACCATTCAAATATCCCTCAAAAACGTTTAAATCGGTGTTATATCTAAATGCTCCATTTCTTAATCCAACCAGAAGTCTTTCAGCTGTAGTTCCTATCGGAACTTGCATACCTTCTGTCCCATCAAAGTTTACTTCACCTTGAGGCACAAGCAAACCATTCCTGGCAATAAATGGTGATTTTTTATTCATTTTAGTGCTCCTATGTTAAAGTACAGCAACCAATTCAGCAGCAATAGTTATATCCTTAGTTGCCGTAATATTTATATTCAAATTGGATCCATCATTTATAGAGTCAACTATGAATAAATCATAGTTGGACATCACTTCTGCGTATATAGTGCAGTAAGAGTCTACAGCCCCCTTTGCGCTGGCCATGACTTCCATGGTATGTATCTCACCTGTTATTGTTTCAACAGCGTGTATGATAACTTTAAGACACGTCCCGAGTGTCAAATCAATAGAAGATATATTGAGATTGTCACCTATCAATAAAACATACTCCACTGGTTTGGGTTTTGTTGATATTACCAACCATTCAGTTCCAGTCCAAATTACCTGATCGCCTAAATTGATTGATTCCAGGGTTCCATCTCCCGTGATATCTTGTAAACCTGCTTTATCACAAATATATTGACTTCCTATTGGATTTTCACCTGCATCAACAGCTGGAGCTACTGCTTTGGCTAAATTTGCATTTAGAGGATCTCCAGAGACAAAATTAGCAAAGGCATCCCATGTGCCCTTGAATTTAATTGATCTGGTAGTATCACCAAGAAATGCTTCTCTTGTAGTTTTCTTTAATGAATTGGTTAAGATATCATATATCAAAATCTCATCACTGGTATTGGGATCAATAGAAGATACCAGACCATTAATATCCACTTGAAGCCTTCCAGTATCACCGGGTACATCAAATTTCAAACCACTCGAAACTGGAACTATATCTGCAGATAATTTACTTGGTGCCCCTGCAAGAAATGAAATCCCGGCACCAGCATTTCCCAAGAGAATGCCAGCGATAGAATCAACATATAATTTATTGACTATATCATCTGGGTTAGTTGGAACTGTAGAGATGGATCCAGTCTGCCCTGGAGCAACAATAAACCCTCCCTGTAGAGATACTGAATTAACGAAACTCTTGGTTCCATTAATGCTTTGGGCCCCAGTCAAGAGCACCGTGTTTGCTGTATTGTTAGTAATTAGATTGAATAATACTCTTCCTATATTCGCAGATAATGGATTCACTATTGAAGCTGAAGTATAATTATCTATAATATCCCCAACTTGAAGTGCCAACAACGCCTTAGAATCAGCGTCATCCATTACAGGCCCTGTATGTATGGATAGATACGACACGTATGCCTCCTTAAATTGAAATTAAAATTTCTTTAAATATGTTTAAAGATATTTAAAGGGGGAAAGGTCTAATGCCTATAAAGGAGATTATAACCAAGACATTCATTTGTCCATATTGTGGTCAAGCATTGCCGATAACTTCAAATGATGATATTATCACACATGTTTCGATATCAAAAGATTGCTCCAATGGAATAGACTTTTTGGGTCATTCAGATGAAGATATACTCAAAAGACTCATTAGAAATGGATTATTAAACAGAAATGAGTGTTTTGTCACTGTATTAGATAAACCAAATACTGAATTAAGGATATAATATGAAACACTTACAACAAACTCCAGTAGAAAGATATCAATCTTTATTGACTGGCGCTGAAATTGATAGTAGATTGATGTCTATATCGGATAAAGTATCATCCTCTGAACTTGAATTATCAATGGATGGCGGTGCTGGAAGTAAAACAACAGGTGTCTCTGCATATGCAATACAAGCTTTGAAATCATATGTTGACGAGCGTTTTAAGATTTTCACAGGTGATAGTAGTATTGACCTGGTACCGTTTACACAAGACCTATTTGATCAGTATAACAGGAATAACTGGTATTTCCAAGGAATCTATGCAAATGCAGGATTCAGAGATGTTGCTATTGTTCCAGGTGTAGATACTCTGCACTTTACTGGTGTAGAAATGTGTATTTTAGAGGATAATGGGTCAGGGCAGAAAGTCATTCAAAGATGGAATAGTACATTATTCATCTGGGAAGATTTCATCATTGGCCTGGAAAAACCAATAACTACAACTATTACAATTCCAGGTACTTTCCCAATTGGTACTTTCAGTTTTCCTACTTTCAAGGCTGTGAGGTTTTTTGTCTCTGGATTAAGCTCAGGTGGGATTATGCAGGCTGTGGATTGCGTGGTAATCTATGATGGATCAGATTCATATATCTCTTCATTTGGTGAGATATCAACAAACAATACACCTTGGTTCTCAGTGGAAGCAATAGGTGGAGCCATAGTCACTGTATCAGTAACTGCTACATCTACTGGAGTAATAAATGCCAGGCAATTCGTTTCACTCTAAGGAGTAGTGTTTATGTCTACAAAACAAGAACAAACAACCAAAATAAATGGTGGTAGCACAACAGCTGGGCCTGTATTATCTTATCCTAATAATGTAGAAAATATTGATATTTATCCAGATACTATCTTAATCAAAATCTTTAGTAATAAAAAAGCTCTTAAGTCCACCTTTGAAAGTGGTTCGACTGTAGGTGTGGCAGGTAATTATGGAGCTATTGCAGCTGCAGCTCCACGTGCCTTTCAAGATAATGCTCTTGGTTTGAAATTAACCAAACCTTATTATAAAAGTTATGATAAATATGTTTTGTTACCAAGTCCTAATGATCTGGCTGTCAATCAATCTGCAAATTGGTCAGAAACTGAATTGGGTATGGGTGCCGGAATGGCTGGGAATGTAATGGATGCAGTTCGAGCTGCCGGGGCATTAGACGGGACTGGGGCTTTGTCAGCAGCCAAAGGTGTCATGTCAGTAGCAGGAAGTACAATGAAGCAATCAATGACAGCGTCCTTAATCTCAGCTGGTACTGGAGGGAATGGAGAGGCAATCTTGCAGGCTGAATCAGGACAAGTAGTCAATTCAAATGTTGAAGTATTGTTTCAGAATCAATCTGCAAGAGCAATATCTTTGCCTTATAAGTGCTTACCACAGAATGCAAGTGAGTCGGCAAATATTAAAGAAATCTTAAGAATACTGAGAGGATTCTCGGCTGTAGCCAAGATGTCAGGAGGAACTACATTTCTATCTCCACCAGCATTATTTGAAGTTATCTTCCTTCATGATGGAAAAGAGAATGAAAATATACCAAAACTCAGTACAATGGCTCTAACTAAAGTTGATGTCAATTATACTGCCGCTGGTTCAAGTTCCTTTTTTGTAGATGGTGCCCCCGTTGCGATTGACTTCACTCTTCAATTCATGGAAATTGAAATCATTTGTAAAAATCGAATTTTAGATGAGGGTTACTAATGAAAGTCAAAAATTATAGCAACTTAGAAAAGAATGAAGTTACTGGTGTAATAATCAATACAGATAGAGATTCATATGAGGCTTATCTACAGCAAAGAGACAATATCTTGGCTGATAAAGAAAGGATATCCTCTTTGGAAGCTGAATTATTTGATATCAAAACACTATTGAAAGCACTATTGGAGTCAAAAGATGGCAACAATTAGAACCAGGAAGGATTTCGGGAAGAAAATATTGAGGAACTTAGGGCATCCTGTTATAAAGATTAATGTGAGTCAAAAGCAGATTGATGATGCCATTGATGATGCTATTAGCTATTTTGTTCTTCAACATAGAGATTTCATCAAAGAAGTGTTCTATCAACATACTATCGAACAAGAGGATATTGATCATGGATTGATTGTCGTTCCTGATAGGATAACCACGATATCTGAACTATGCGAAAATAACAGCTATACTGGGATTGCAGGCAGTGATACTGGTGGATTCGGGACTTATGCATACCATAATGCATATGATCATAATATAGCAAATCAGATATCTGGTGGAAGTGGAGCCTGGGATGCTGTATCCAGGGAAATATTTGATATTTTCAATGAGACAGTTATTAAACAATATGAAGACACCCAGAGGTTTATCTTCACTCTCTCTGAGCATACTATCAAACTCCTGGATATTTTGGTGTTGAATAGAGTCATTTGCATTCATGCTTGGGAGGCTCTCATTACAGAAGATGATCTCACTAATAGCCTATTCAATAATACTTTATTTCAAAAGATGGCTGAACTTGAACTACAGAAACGGTGGGGTGGCATTCTTACTAAATTTGCAGGTGTGAGGCTTCCTGGTGGATTAGACCTGGATGGAGCTGCACTCAAGGCTGAGGCTATTGAAGGTATTGAAAAGCTTAAAGAGGATATCCTGGAAGAAAACAATACGGCAACATTACGCATGTACATAGGTTAACAAAGGAGATTATCATGGAAATGAATATCGAAAATATGCCTATCTTGAGACCAATTCCAATGAATACCAAGAATATGAGCTGGTGGAAGAAGATCAAGGTCTGGGCAAATTACAATCGCATATGGAAGTTAGAAGAGGATTGGACCTATACGGATGCAAATAATATCACTATGTTCATTCATCGGGGATTTGAATTCAATGCAGCTTCGGTACCTAAAATCTTCCATAATTTGATGAATCCAGTTGGAACTGCATTGATTGCTTCAATCATTCATGACTATGGATATCAATATGGAGGTTTGAATATCATCCTAACAAATGGAGACTTGGTTTTCATTGAGATGGATCAGAAGTCTTTAGATACTATCTTCAAAAACATCGTCATCGAAACTACTGGAATGAAGACTATTTCTCATATAGCTCATTCAGCCCTATGGTCATTTGGATTTGTTGCTTGGAATAATTCAAGAAAGAAAACCTCATAGAATTGCGGAAAACCTCAAAAAAGTCAAGTGGCTGAAATCATTACATTCTTATATCTATTTTCATGGGTTTGAGTCTGAGAATTTAGTGATTGCATCCAGGTGTATTGAGGTTTCCCTCAATTTAGCCTATCTATTTTGAGGTTTTCCTCAATTCATTACTATGAACAATTGCCCAATGAAGATTATTGATGACCAATCTTTTGAATTACCTCTTAATTACCCATAATTCCTTATATTCTACGAAATTCGCAAAAAAGTCAAGTGGTTGAAATCATTACATTCCTACATCTATTTTCATGGGTTTGAGTCTGAGAATTTTCTGTAGTTTTCTTAAAAGACTACGAAATTCGCATTTAATTACTATCAATTTTACAAATTTCGTAGTTTTATAATATAACCTATTGATTTAATTCAATATAATCTACTCCACCATGAACAGGTCATAGAGTTCTTCAAGAGTTTCAAAGCATGAAGCATATCCACCTGACCCATCCCAAGCGTATAGAAAAATTTCTCTGGCCTTGGGATGATCCTGGAAACCTGATTCTTTGAGGACGTCTTGTGCGAAAGCCTCTGAGAGTGCTGTCTGATCACAACGCTGCTGATTCCTTGCTGCAATCCATTCTTTACTAATTTTGATTCTATAGGCTAAATTCTGGCCACATTCTGGGCAATATTTAGCATCTGGGCAATATTTGCCACATTCTGAGCATTTACAAAGTTCAATAGGCTTTTCAATTGTTGGTTCTTGGTAGATGTACTTGTCAAAATTCATTCTAATCTCCTTGGTTTCCAATGTAAATGATATCTTGATATGCTGTGGCCACTGCTTCGGTTGTAATCTCTTCAATGATCATTTCAAACCTCATCCTATCCCTGAAGCAACCTTCAATGAAACGAGAATCGTTTTTCAAAAACCACGTAATGGTAGAGAAGAGATTCGTTTGGTAATTCTCTTCAGTGAATTCCCCTTTCATCCCTTCTGAAATTGCCCTGAATATGAGATTCCGATCATCTGAATATTTATGGCTCATTGAAGCCTTGATGAACTTTAAAGCTATCCATCGTCTGAATCTTCTAAACATGATATCTTCTTTTATTCGTTTTAGTTACCCTGCCACTATTGATACAATTACATTTAGTGCCCCTAATCACTTTTCCGCAATATTTACAAAACTTCACTGGTGCCCTGCGATTCATTTTGACGAAATTAGCAGTGATTTTCATGTTCATTTCCTTTTGAGTGTTAATGGTTTGTTCGACTTGACATGATCCTATCACATGATATTGGCTTTGTCAACAAGTTTCTTTAAATAGTTTTAAAAACTCCAAGGGGATATGAAATATGGAAAACGACAAAGTGCGTATATCAAATTTTGACTATGATGCAGTACATACAGGTTTACTCAGATACTTGAGAACTCACGAAGACTGGAAAGATTACAATCTCAATTCAGGTGGGATGTCATCTATTATCAAAGTGCTTGCTTATCATGCAACACAGAAAGCTATAGAAACAAACATCACCTTTAATGAATTGCATTTAGATTCAGCCCAACTATATGATAATGTATGCTCTGATGCTTCTTTACTTTCATATGTTCCAGGATCAAAGACTGGTTCATCAGTGACTTGTGGGATAACAGTAATTCCATCTGATCCTACTACTGCAGATGCAACTATTATACTATCCAAGTATGCTAAGTTTGTGGGTGTAATGAATAATATTTCATACATCTTTACTCCAGATGAAACCTATACCAGTACATTTAATGTTCAGTCTGGGCAATATGCATTTGAAAATGTAGTTCTAATTCAAGGAATCAGAACTATCTCAACATTTGAGTATGCAGGGACAGCAGTAGATTCCTTTTCTATTCCAAATGCTAACATCGACATAAACACCTTAAATGTAGCCATACAGAAGTCAGAGTATAGTCTTAACCAAGATCAGTTTGAACAGTTCTATTCACCCCATCAACTTGACTCATCAGCTAATTTATACTACATCCAGAAGAACAGATTTGGATTCTATGAAATAGAGTTTGGAGACAACCAGATATCTATCAAACCAAACGATGGAAATATAGTCATTTGTGATTACATCGTGACTGACGGTATAGATGCTAATGGGGTGAATGCTATATCTTCTACTGAATCTATTGGTGGTTATTCAAACATCTCTGTATCACTTGATGCTCCAGCGTCAGGGGGATCTGACTTTGAAAGTATAGAGTCAATCAAATTGATGGCCCCAAAGACCTTTTCCACGCAGGGGAATGCAGTCACTGCAAATGATTATCAAACTATTACCAAACGATTATATTCCAGTGCTGAAGATGTAATTGCGTGGGGTGGAGAACAGAATGATCCCAAAATGGTTGGTTATGTCATGATATCAATTAAACCATCTGGTGCCGATACTCTTACCACCACCCAGAAAGAATCAGTAATCAATAGACTTGAAAGATATAATGTTGGTTCTATTACACCCAAGATAGTTGATCCTGGATATTATTATTTACGAGTTAACACTGATATCAAATTTGATCCTTCTTTGACCAGTATCAAAGAGACACTCCTGAAAGTTAAGATCAAAGACTACATTACTACATATTCAAATAAACAGCTTGGTAAATTCTCTACTCAATTCATCTGTTCAACCTTGGTAGAATATATCAATAAAATAGATAAATCAATCGTGGGTAATACCACCAGTGTTAGCTTTGAAAAGAGAGTGGTACCAAATGTAAATAAGATCAATAACCTTGAAATTAAATTTCATCATATCATTGAACCAGGAACAGTCAAGATATCTGGGTTTACTGTCGCCAATACTGAAATAGTCAATCCCACTTACACCATATATGATGAATCTGGATTCCTGACTATGAAGATAGTTACCATAGAAGGAAATACATCCACAATAACTAAAGTCGGGACTGTGGATTATACAACAGGGATCATTACTATTAATAATTTCATTCCAACTACAATAGTAGGTGATTACATGATTATTACTGCTGATTCAGGAAGTCATAATATGGATGTATTTCCAGGACAGTCTGAAATTATTACAGTCAATACTGATAATATCAATGTAACCCTAACATCATTGAGAGCTTAATATGAATAGTCTTGAAGCAATAAATTTGGATAGTCAATTACCTGACCATTTCACTGAATTTTATCCTAAATTTATCAAGTTTATGGAAGCATATTTTGATTGGTTAAATTCAACTGATATTACTTACCAAGAAATGAATGAACTATTAGAAGATGATAATTGGATAGCTCATGACTTAGAGAAATTCTTGGACACTGGTGAAACAAAATACTTGGATTTTGATTCAACTGAGTATAAAGCAGAAACCATCCTCAACAACCACAGATCAAAGATGTATGAGCTGTCCAATTCTTTGTTCTCTGATACTAACCTGGAAAGGGCATTCTCTAACTTTGCAACTGCAGACGGGGAATGGTTCTTATCTGCCAGAGATGATGTTTTTAAGGGAGAAGCACCAAGACCTTTTATGGTCACCAAGGACAGATCTGATTACATAGATCAATATTACAAAAAGTTTGGGTTCCCAGTATCCTCCAATGGACAGATCTTGACGTTTGAAAGAAAGATGACGTCTGCAGGAGAGTTCGTCAAAGATTCCAAAGGTAGATACATTTTAGTTGATGATGGAACAGAGAGAACAACAATGAGAACCATGGATCATATTAGGATGATCAAGTTGTTGAAATTTGTTCATGTCATCAAGGGAACCAGGAAAGGGATTGAGCTATTTTTTAATATATTCTCGGGGGTTCCCGTCAATGACGTTATGTATCCCAAAGAATATTTGATGGTACTGGATGGAGAAGATACAATACAGAACCATATTGACGGTACATCCAAGCTCAGAGATGATGGCAAATGGTCTGAATTTTCATATATTGTCAAAGTAGCCAAGAAGACTGATTTTATTGAATTTATCTTTGAAGAAATCTACAAGGTGTATTTCCACCCGGCAGGGTTTTATGTTGACTTAGAAACGTAGGAGGTCTGAATGGCTGGATATGTACAAGGGGTATATGCATGCAAATACCCAGAGAAATATAAAGGTGATGCAAAGCAGATAGTATATCGAAGTTCATATGAATTAAAGGCATTTAATATGATTGAATGCGATCCTAATGTCATTGCCTGGAATTCAGAAGAGATAATCATTCCATATATGCTTCCAGGAGAAACTAAGATTCGTAGATACTTTATGGATATATGGATGAAAGTCAACACTCCAGAAGGAATCAAGGAGATGTTGATTGAAATTAAACCCAAATGTAAGACAGAATTGAATATCAATCCCAACTCTTCCAAGAAAGCCAAGTTGCAGATTTTATTAGAATGGAATATGAATCAGAGCAAGTGGAAAGCAGCCAGGCAGTACTGTAAGAATCGTGGGTGGGTCTTTCTACTCTGGACAGAGCAACAGCTCGGTATCGGGACATTTGATAGACAGAAACCGATCAAGAGACCGCCTGCACTGAAAGGGGTACAAAGACATCAGCGTTTGAAGAAATGAGAAAAGGGCATTGACTGTATTTTAGTCAATGCCCTTTTTGATGATCAAAGCTTGATGGAAATAGTTTGAGGTTGGACTCCCTTACCAGTTGGTAATTCATTTTTCATATTTTTAAATGATTCAGTGTTGCTCAAATCCCAAGCACTATCATTTTAAAGCCTCCTTCATGGCATCAATTACTGCTTGTTTTGCTTCAATCTGTGCCCGGTGATATTGATCCATGGATTCAGGTAATTCGGACATATTGTCCTGCAGAATGGAATATGCCTCCGTCCAGGAATCAAGATCAGAATATGCTTCGTTGAAATCTTCATCATCTTGAAGGATATTTTCTTTTTCATTGTCGATGTCAGCAACAACTTGTTTTGCCGACTTAGACAAAAATTCAATTTCTTGATTTAACGCATTCCGTAGAGCAAAGGGAAGATCAATGAGGTTCATGTTCAATTGATCTATGAATGAATCATATTCATTGACTTTACTCAAGATGGTCTGCTTGGCCAGATTCAATTCTTGAAGATGATTCAAATCCCAATTTTCATTAGCAGCCACCTTGGGACGTGAATCACAAAACTCATTGGTACATATATCACAAAGATTATCTGCATATGCCGGATGATTAAAATCATCACAACTATCACAATCATCACAACTATCACAATCATCGGGTGAACAATGAATGATTGTATTGGGATGAAAGATGCATCGAGTTTCTGTACATATTGTACATGAGTCTTCATTGCATGGATTCTTCATTGCATCCATGACGTGTTCCCATCCATGAACATCTGAGTCTTTGTCGCTGAGATTGATTACTTTAATGCTGGTTGTTTCAGTCATTTTAATATTCCTTTTTGTTGTTAAGCTTGATATGATTAAGTCTTTCTAAGTTGCTCAAATCCTAACACATGATTTCGGCTCTGTCAATATCTAAATTACAAAATAGGCAAAAAAGTAGCAGCATCCAGTTGATGTCTTTTACGATGCACTGTGAATCAATGAATCTATTACAAATGACCTTGCAGTCAGTGTTGTACTTGTGCACTTCTCTATGTCCACATAACATATCTGGGCAATCATGAGCATGGTTGCAAATGACATTTTTACCTTCAAACTCATCTTCTTTCATAGATTTCTCCTACAAATTAATGGTTTTAAAAATGATTTCGTGGCCTTCTGATTTGATGATCTCCAGTGTTTCAAGGGCATGTTTTAAAAATGCATTTTGTTTGCCATGCCACTCAAGGTCATCGATAAGAATAAATACATTAACTGTTTCAATAGAATGATGCATTCTGAGGATTCTACCGATTGATTGAATTACCCTAATATTGGATTTGGAACATTGGCAGAATATCATAGAGTTCAGTTTCTTAATTGACACTCCAGTTGACATTGTGCCGAAGGTGGCGCATAATTGAAGCCCATCACTCTTCTCTGCTGCCATTTTGATCTGCATTCTCTTAGATCTGGGGATGGAACCAGTAATCATCTCCACACTCTCATACATTTCAGACATTTGTTTGAAGACTGGATATAAATGCTTTTCTTTGAAGTTGAAGAGATAGAGATTATTTCCAGGTGACAACTTAGGAATATTGCAAGTGATCTGCTTTCTCTTTTCATTTTCGCATATCCAGTCTACCTCATCCAAGTAATTCAGCCTGGACACGTCTGACCTGTCTTTGTCGCTGTATTTAAGATGAAGAGCATAAACCATAAGGGGAGGAGCTAAACCTCTCTCAATCAGTTGTTTAGCAGTGATGTACGTCTTTACTACTCCAAACAGTGACTTCACTTCCTTTTCATGTACATTGTTTGCTTTTAATGTTCCTGTAGTCCCTATCTTTACTTCTGCATTGATTGATTGTTTAGTGATCTGCTTCAATTTAGCAGCAGTGCTCCCATGAACCTCATCGATGAGAAGGTACTTGGTATTTTTGAAGTGATCTTTAGGGAGGTGTTGTAATGACTGCCACGTTGAGATTATGATATTCTGATCTGGGTATTTGGTATTCCCGGCATATACCTTGGCAACATGAAGAGAAGCAGACCACCCATTGAGCTCAGAATAATCTTCAAAGTCTTGCAACATCTGATCAACTAAAAGAACTGAAGGTACAATCAAGAATTTCTTGGCTGTAGGATCTTTATGCGTAAACCATCTAATCAAACAATAGATGACCAATGATTTCCCAGAGGATGTGGCTGCAATCATAGTCAGCTTTTTGTACTTGATTGCATCATATACCATTTCAAATTGAAAATCTCTCAATTCAAAGGGTAAGTTCAATGATAGGATCCAATCCTGTAGCTCTGGCTTAGTGATAGGATCGATGTTCTTTAAATATGGGTCTACTTCTATTGAGAAATGATTATCATTGGCAAAGATGAGAATATCATGAAGTAACCCTATAGGCAATCGATCTTTCTTACTGGATAGTTTCCGATATAGATAGATTGTATTTGCCATTCCATTTTCATAGTGAGTATATTTGAAATTATAGAACAACTTTGATCGAATCTGATCATTTTTAGGGATAACCAGAACATCTGTATGATTAAAGAATACCAATACAATATCTGGGATTTCTTCTTGAATACTCTTCATGATTTCGCCAGCATCTCATTAAACCTGGTCACAGCATCATCTGCTTCACATTTGGCTAAATAATGTACAATTTTGCCAGTAGTCTTCAATTGGAATTCAGTTGATATAATGTACATCTTGTTCCAGAGATCAATTCTTTTCAATTCTATTTCATTCATTGGATTCTCCTTTAAAAATTGTTACCTGCTTTGAACTTCCTATAGTCAAGAATTACTTTAACATCATTAGTTCGGAATGTCAACCTCTTTTTTGCATCTTCTATAATTTTAAGGCAAGATTCAATTTCATCAATATTTCCATTCTGTTCCACTACCAGATCATCAGCTTCAATATATTTATTGATCTGTTGCCTATTGACTTGAATATTCAAAGGATACTTTTTGTAATAGGCTGGAGATTCTTGACCCAGATAATATCTACGTCTTTGCTTGACAAGTTTGTTCAAGGTGATCGTTTCTTTTCTTAAAGCTTTAGCAAATTCAATATACATTGTTTGAAGTCGATAATGAAGGTTATTGGTATTTATGATGGCTTCATCAAGTTCAATTGGTAGTTCCATGAGCTTATGAATATCTGAATTGACTATCTCTGCATTGATTAACATAGCTGCCCCCTATAGAAATGGTGTATTTTGAGTGATATTACCTCAAAATACACCATTTGTCAACACGTAATTTCAATTAATTTTTAACTAAATGCTCAATCATGAAATTGAACTTCTGATTCATATCCTTTCTCATTTCACTAATTTCCACTTTGATGTAATCCTGTTGTTTGTTGATTTCAAAGATAGCTGTTTTTGTGCTTCTGGCATACGCTTCTAATCTTTCTTCATGTCGAATGTTCGATGTTCTGGTTTCAGTGCGCAAATTTGCCAGGCCACTTCTACAGTCAAACGTCATTCCAATGAATATTAAGGTTACACCAACAATCAAAGCCCCCATTACATTCGATTTCATCCACTCGTAAATTGATATCATAGGATTCCCCTTTGCAATCCAGTTGTAAGTTACTCTTGGGGATATTTAATCAACAAAAGACCACGTACTGTAAATCGCAACAACCCGAACTAACTGGTTGCAGTCCCGATTAAAGTGTACGCTACTTTATTTTGATATGTTTGATGAATATGTTCTTTGCGGCATTAATATCACGATCAAATGTCTGTCCATCGTGCTTAAATTGCTTCTTAGAACCTATATCCATCAATTCGCCTGTGAAACTATTGGTTTTGGATGTATAACTTTCATTCACGTCCAAAACCAGTTTCCCACGTTTCTTTGCATGCCATTTCAATATGCACTTAAACCTAAAATGACTCAAGCCCAACATTCCACGAACAGTTTCTCTTCCGATTGACCGTCTTTGCTTGTCAACCATATTAGAAACTTCAAATGTTGGAAGTAAAATCACATCATAGTTTTTAGTTAAATGAGCTGCAATTTGCTTATGCATGTTATCAATCAAATTTCTTGCATCAATCTTGCACTTGTTTATCGTGTTTGTCCAATGCTTGATTTTGTCTTGGTACCATTGCATATTCTTATATTGCTTCTTTTGATTCAAGATCAAAGCTCTTTGTGAAATTGCATGATCCAACTCCACCTGAATGACCTTTAATTGCTTTGCATAGTCTGCTCCATATTCACAAACAGTATCAGGAGAGTAGGTTGTTGCAAATGTTCTCACACCAGGATCAATGGCTACAGCACTGAGCTTTCGAGCTTTGATCTTGGGAATTATGATGACATCCTGACAACATAAGTACCATTCTCCATATTCTGTGATGACCCTTGCTGATCTACCAAATGCATATTCAGGGATTTCTTCAAGGAATGTAACCGGGCCAAGTTTTTGGGGGTAAATCCATTTCTTTGGAAGCTTGGAGATATTAAAACCTTGCCTGCTATCCTTTCTGGTTTTGAAATGATAGCCACATTTCTTGCCTTTGGTTCTCTCTTTGATTACTTTTTGTTTGGTTATTTTAGCGTTGTAGGCAGAGCCATCGGTAATATGAGCGATTACTAATTGCCAATCTTTACAAGACGCTGTAACATCATGCCTAATCTCAGGGTCAGTTCTCACATCCTCTTTGTAATTGATATATGCAGATATGCACATATTGTAAGAGGCCCTGGCCAAGTCACATGCAGCCGTGTATATTTCTTCGTTCTCAGGAATGATCCTGATCTTTTTGGTTATTACTTGCCTTAACTCTGGCACCCCTTTTTCCATGAAAGGACGAACAGAAGCAGGTGACAAAAGATATGAGGGTAGAGGTGTCGAATTGTTCTTCATCATTATCTGCGTCATCCAATGATTGGATTGAACTTCCAGATGATTCAATGATCCATTTAATGAATTCATATCCTGATCTTGTAAACCGGTCTGGGTGGGTAACCATAATTCTGAGCTTGTCTCCCTGCAAGACTCGTTCCAGAAGGGTTTTAAAGCCTTTTCGTTTAAAGTTGAAGCCAGAACCAATGTCTTTGATTTCTTCATGATCAGGTACCTCCTTTCTTAAAATCTTTAATTGATTCTCAAGTGATTGAACTTGTTTTGAAGACGAAACACGGGCATATATGATATTAGTGCAATTAACCTCAAACCCGACACGGTAATCATTGCCTTTGGTTCGTTTTACAAGTTCATATTTTCCTGAAGAAATCCAACGTCTAATAGTTTGAGGTTGGACTCCTTCTTCCCTTGCCAGTTGGTACGCTGTTTTCCATTGTATCTTAATCATGTATATATTTAAATGATTTAGTTGTTGCTCAAACAAAAGACCATTTGGAATATGCGAACTCAGTAGTAACAGACAAATATGAATCATCATCGATTGTAGTCATCGATACGTCACTCATATTAATTGGAAAGCAGTCTTGCATATAAAATGTTCTAATCAGCTTATTGACGTTATTGAGAAGTTGAATAGTGATATCTTTGGTTTCTACTACTCCATCGGCGGCATACCTCAAGATCCACTCATGAATCTTGATATAATTTTCCCAGGTTTCATCTATGAAGAACTCAATCTCAAATGGATTGAATCCCAGCCTATCACCACTTGTAGGCAAGAGAAATTCATCAGCTGAGTATAGATTTATATTGTTACACGCCAAACCAGGGATAGGGCAAGTTTTCAGCTTGAAAGTAACATCTTCAAGGTCGTCAATTATAGCTCTCCAAGTCCAACTTACTGCATTATTATTTGAAGCAGACATATCAAATCCTTTCATTGAAAAGGGATTCATAATTGAATCCCTCTGGTTAATATTATTTAGCCGCTTTTCTACCAAAAATTGTATCTTGTTCTTGTTGAAGCATTCTCTCAAGTGTATCTGCTTCTGATCGATCAGTTCTCAACTCCTTCCACCTTGGATGAACTGCCCCAAATGACCCGTCCTCATTTTTATGAATTCCATTCATCTCCACTTCCACGATCTTGTTGAGATAATAATCTTGCCTGGAATCGATATCATTTCTGACTGCATCCTTGATGCCATTGATAGAGGATTCAAACTGCCCACACTCTGAGATGATCTTGACTGATCCTGTCTTGCCAGCAAGTTTGCCTTTGCCTTCAACAAACCCACAGATCCTAAACTCTACCCTGAATTTATTCTTCATCTTCAACTGAGCTTTGGCCCCTGATCCAGAATTTTCCCAGGTCAATGACTCATGCTTGATTACAGTTCCTTCGAGCCCACGCTCCAAGACTTCTTTGAAGTGATCCATTCCTTCTTGAATAGAGTTTATAAATTTGGTTTCACATATGCCAACCAGAGCAGCAGATTCAACTGAAGAAGCCAAGGCCTTGAACCTATCAACATAAGGAACTTTGTAAGGGATATGCTGATCGAAATTTTCAAAGGGAATGACATCCCAGATCATAATAACCAATTTCTGATCTGGAGTAAATTTACCACCCTGTTTTATGTGGTTAATGATGCCATTTGAAAGTGACCTATTCAATGGTATCCCAGTAGTGGCATCATGAACAACCAATTCCCCATGAAACGTGATTGCCTGGATATCAATTTTATCGAACATATCAGTTAAAGCTTTGATGTGTTCTGGGATAGCCTCATACAACCCAAGGTCTTCACCTGAACGTGACTGAAAGGTAATGGTACCATCAGGGAACATGGAAATGTTGGTAAACATACCATCCAATTTCAATTGTGAGAATATAGTATCAACTCCCCAATTCCACTTTTCAACCAACTTATGGGTATATCCCTTACATCTCATATAAGCACAGTCATAAATGAACCCATGCCCAAAAATCTTATTGATGGAGCCTACCCCCATTCCAATATCCATCCTACGTTCAATGATCATCTCCAATATAGGTTGTTCTTCTGGTACCAGGGAATGGAAGAGTTTTGTTAGGAGAGTTTCACCGGCATTCCCAGACACCTCACGGGTGCAGAGATTGTTCATAAGATCAATCAAAACGCCGTCATCACCAAATAATGACCTTGTTCCAGAAGCACCAAACTTCTCAGGGTCTTTGGTAATGTCTGACTGCCAATAATTAAGTTTAGGGTTAAGAGCTGCCTGGAGTGTTGCCCTGAATTCTTTATTTCCAATCTCTCTTTTGAGAACATCAGCTTTTGCTTTTTTTGACCCTTTGCCAGAGATTGCTCTAATTTCTTCAACAACTGAGATTACATTCGACATTTAATTTCCTTTTAATCCATGATTTAGTCTATATAGTATGTTTTTGCCTAAAAAACTGATTTTCAAATTTAAGCCAAAAATTAATATAATCAAATCAACTACTTACAAAGGCCAAAATGGCTGTATTGAGTGAACCCTCACGTAGTTTGGTAAGTAGTTGATATGACTGGTTTATTTGAAGGGTCAAATAATTTAATATTTCTGTAGATTTTCAGACATGTTTTCTGCAGCCAGTATCCAATTCCACCAAGTTTTTTCAAGTAGTAATTCATAGGCTCCGGTAGTACTGACATCTTTGCAATATTTTAGATATGCAACTGTTCTCTTTAGAGTTGGATTAGGAATCTTTGCCTCTGCATATAGTTCTTTCATATCCACCAGCCAGTTCTCTTTCTGCTTCAGGGTTAGCATCCTGATTTCCACGGGGGTCAATCGATTAATCAACTCTGACATGGGATTACAATGTGTTGCCTTTTTCCCGGTTACAATGAAACCGTCAATATGAATTGTGTTCTTTACTTTTTCAGTCATGTTGTTCCTTTTAATGATGAAGTTGTCTATTTTGAAATGATTCTAACTTGAAAGATGACCTTTGTCAAGAACTTTTTGTTAATTTGATTTCATGAGATCAAAAAATGAAACCCCCTTGGGTCTTTTTTCTAACCATTTTAGGTTGTTATAACCATCCATAATCATATCCTGAATATGTTGAGGTGTTCTGAATGGATTCAGAATTTGATCATTTCTTTTGATGCCAACCGCAAACTCTTGCTTGAAGACCTTTCTCTGTAGAGGATCTTGAATAATTTTCTGGGCTGTCTTCTCTCCAAATCGTACCTTTTTCTCTGCTGTTGATTTGGCGTTGAATATATTGTCTTTACCCTGACCATTGAATTTATACAGTTCCAGTAAGTCTTCTACTGATTCAACAAGTACCTTTCCTGTAGTGGTATGAGGAAAGGTTTTGAGGTGTCTTTTCCTTGGATCATATATCTTTACACCCGGGACATTCAATAACAGCATATAATCAACATCTACTGAAATGATAGTGGCTTTCTTTCCTCTATTGCCAGTATTTATAGCCACGATGTTGATAATATCATCTGCCTCTGTATTATCAAAGCCTAACCGATTCCATGCTGGATTATCTCCATCAACATGGTTCTCCATGAATTCATTTGCGGCAGAGAACAAATTAGAGATATATAATTTATCTTCTTCAGATTTCTTGGCTTTGGATTTGGCTCTGTTCTCTTTATACTCTGGCCAAAACTCCTTTCTCCAATTTAATCTATTCTTTCCTTCCTGGCAAAAGAGAACTGAACCCACCTTGAATACCTGTTGATAATCTGTAAAAACATTTCGGAGTGTAGATATAAGGGGCATTGGATCATCATCCAATATGGATTCCCTATGACCATGCCCATGTATCATCAATAAATTTTGAAAGTCTACCAGCATAATGTTTCTCATTAAAATCCTCCTAAAGAAAAGGGTACCGAAATAGGTACCCTTTTGGTTCATGAAATTAATTAGGACGTGACAATGTATCGCCTTCAATCAACAGCTTTCCATGAGCAATATCAAATTGAAACTGATACCCATCAAAAATTAAAGTAAAGTGATCATTGTTCAAAGTATCTTGACCATTCCATACCCATTTACAATACTTGGAAATGATTTTGGAATTCATCAGGTTCAAATTATATACTTGAACATAAGCAAAAAGGCTTTGAAGTACCTTTGATTTTTCGAGCAGATCCCAACCAATCTCTACTTCCATATATCCACAATTCAATAATGTTGTTCCTGGAGAGCAACCTTTAGTAGAAATATCATATACCAATTTACTAAGCCTGATGTCCCTTCCTTCAACCAATGAATTCAGGAGCTTGTATTTCTTTAGGCCAATGATGGCTGTCTCTGGTGTTGTGACCCCATGATTATCAATGTAAATTCTGAACTTATAAGCCAATGATGTTGTGTTCTGTGCTGTAATGCTCATGTTATTCCTTTAAAATTTCCAATTTTTGAGTTTGTTTAAATCACTACCATCAGTTGTTCCTGGTATAGATGCCTGTGAACTGGGTTTGGATGGTAATGTAGTTGCCTGCTGAGTTGGTTTCATCGGTGGAGCTTGATTACTGTCTGTCCTCTCATAATAAATCTGTTTCTCTTGGTTAGCTCCTATTAAGAATTTTGGTTTACTATGACCATATCTATTTTTTAACAATTTGGCAACACATAAGTTTTGATCTAATAATTGCTCAGGAGCTGCCAGGAATATCATGAAGTCTGCGATAGCTGATACTGTAATAGCCAAACCAATATCTGCCAGGTTTGCATCTTCTGAGGTTTGTTTCGATCTTGTCAACTGAGCTGCTGTCCATACAACCAGATCCTCTCTCTTGGCGAATGCTCTGAACTCTTGGGCGACAATACCAAAATATAAATTGGAGTTGGATTTTGCAGAAACCTCAAGTTGCTCAGATGCTGCATTAGTGATGTAGTCAATATATATAAAATCAAATTTGATCTTATACTTTAACCATATATCCCTGATTAGGTGCTTATAATCAGCTGTAGAACTGGCACCATCCGGGAACTCTTTGATAAATAGAGTACCGCCACAAGCCTCTTTGATAACATTTAATTTGGATACATATTCTTTACTATCCATCTTTTCGACTGTGCCAAAGATGGTATCCAACATGATGACATCTGCACGTTCTCTAACTATATCTGCCCCTACTTCTAATGAGATGTATAGACAGTTATGTCCAGCCAATGTCTTCTTTACACAGTCACACAATAGCCAAGTAGTCTTTCCAGTACCAATCCCAGCCAAAACAACGTTTAAAGTCTGTCTTGCAACCCCTCCATTAGTTGCCTCATTCAGTGGTGCAATATCAAATGCATACTTGATTCTGGATAGCTCATAATATCTCTTGTAATATGCCTCTGAATCATCAAAATATGATAGACCAGTGTCAGAAGAAAAATCAACAGCCAGGGCAGTCTCCAATATCTCAGGGATAGCTCCAACTTTTGTTTTGGTATCCTCACCTGTTTGTATTGCGATTGATTTTGAAAGAGCCAAATGAATTGCTCTCTGCTTACAATATTTTTCAGTAGAATCAAACATCCATTTTGGGTCTTGACATTTATCAGATAAAGATCCCAGGATTTCAGCGATAACATCATATTGTTGTTCTGGGAGTTTTTCATTTCCTAAGCCAATATATAAAGACTCAATGGTTGGAGCTGAATTATATTGCCCAGAATGAGCAGTTATTGCACCCAGTAGATACTGACATGCAACTTCACTGAACCATTCCTGCTTCATAAATGGCAAGACTGACTTGTAATACTCTTCATTACAGATCAGTTGTTCAATTATCATCACTTCGGTGGCTAAATCAGCCATATAAAGATTCCCCCTTTGTTGAGGTAGACTGCCTTTGCCTACCTCTTGTAATTAAACTTTAAGCACTGGGGGAATCTTCATCTTCCAGGAATTGCAACAATTTGTTTGAAGACAATGAATACATGTTCTCAGCTGCTTTCCTGAACTCTTCGTCAGCCAGGAGGGCATCAAAGAAAGGTTGTTTCAGCATTTTCTTGCGCTTACAAGGTATTTCCCAACACTCTTTGTTCTTTGTTGACTTGCTTTTGTTTAATACTGCTTCTGTCCCTGCCAAGGCGAAAAACCCCACCTTTGGGCTGATTACAAACCCAAGGAATATGGCTACATCCAAAATGCCTGAATTCAAGTCAATGCCACCGTCAAACGTGATAGTGACCGGTAGTACAGAGTTCTCTTTACAGTATCTGGATTTGAATGCTTTAAGGACAAAATCAAACCCAAGAAGTTCTTTGTTGTCTTTGACCTGTCTCTTACCGATCAAGAAAATATTCTCAGAAGCCAGGACAGAACCACCACCACCCTTTACTATGGTTTTTGCATATTTTTCCATAGTGAGATACATTGTATTGAGAATGATACATGGAATATTCTTGATATTCAAGGGTGGATCAATAATCCTGAAGAAAGAATTAAGTTCCTTGGCCCTGGTCATATCAGCTGCTGTATTCTTGGTCAGGGCATCATTGATTTCCTTGATTGAAGGCAAGGTACCAATGGAGTCAACAATAACCAATACATCATCTTCATATTCAACTTCATCCAAATATGCAGACACCTTCTGTTTCAAGTCTTCAATATTGAGTATTGGAATATGAACCACTCTATCCTTATCAATCCCGGAAGATTTGACGAGTGTAGCTGCTCCCATCTCTGAATCAAAGAATAAAACAATACCATTAGGATTTTGCCTCAGGAAGTCATTTGCCATTACGAACAGAAACCCAGTCTTAAATGTCTTTGACTCTCCGACAAACTGGGTTATACCTCTACCCATCCCACCGTCAAATGATCCAGACATGAATAGATTGATCATGGGAACAGAAGAGTGAAAAAGAGGGGCTGAATCCAGTAAGTTTGATTCAGAGAGAACCATTGCACATTTATCCACTTTCAACATCTTGCTCATTAGACTGCTTCTTTTTACTTTTGCCATGTATAAAATTCCTTTGTTTACTGATTAATGAAAATTGCTCTAATGAAGTAATTCTAACTCAAAGGATGGATTTTGTCAAGACTTGATATTAAAACACCCAATGGCGATCGAATCCAGAATCTTGATGTTGGATTCGTAATTCTTTGATGAAATTGAATTGATGGCCATATCACAGATGTAAAATTTAATGATATGCCCTTTGATGTTTACTGGAAGAGAATTGAAATAATCAATATCAAATAATTGATCCAGTGTCTTGATATCAATAGAGGCAACAAATGTCTGGATATCATCTACAAGGTCTTGACCATGAAACTGTTCAATTACATTCAAAAAATTAGATTCCATATGAGATTCCTTTTAAGTTTGGTTAATCAATGAAATAGAGTTTAACGTGAATATTGGATTCTGTCAACAAAAAAGATTCAATATCTAAAATTAAACTTTCCGTGATGAATGGTTGAGATTCTACTGTTTCTGGATTATGTCTGTTTTTGAAATTTGAGCTAACCACCGTCTTGCTTACTGCTTTCTTGGGTAAGACAGTAGTGATGATCATTTGCTTCTTGTTAAATTTGGGATTGTAGGTGATTCCGGCCCCTAACTTCATAGAATAGATCAAAACTTCATATTTCTGTTCTCCTGGTTTGCTTAGCATGAAGTCAATTGCTTTCTTTGCGGCAAATATGATATTGTCCATTGAATGCAGTCGTGAAAGTTGCCTTTCGATTGCATGATTTTTGGCTATCATGGTAATGCCCTTATATTTTCCAAGACTAACATCAGATTTCTTTTTGGAAGGTAGTTTGATCTTACCTAAAGTCTTTGCTGCCTCCAATATGAGGTTCTTTGAATGCCTCCAATCTTTGAATTCCATTTGATATGATCCTTAGAATGTAGGTTCAGTGATGACTTCATGAAACAGCTCATCATCAGTGATAGGCTCATATACACCAAGATAATGAAAATGAATATCTTCCCATGCTCTATGATTATTTGAAGGTATTGACATCTTCTTGGATAGGGATAGATTATCACCTGCCCCAAAATCCCATCCAACAATTACAATGCTCATATTCCCTGCTTTAATACAACAGTTAATGATATCATTTCTTTCATCAGCAGTAGCGTTAATACCTTCAACAACTACACTCTTTCCCTCTTGGATTGCCCTGGTAATGAAATCCATTTTAGTATTTTTGATCAAAGAAGATTCTTCTACAATCAATGTTCTATCCAGAGTCATCATAGTACAAAAGTCATCGTCTGACCAGTGCACAATATTAGGATAAGAAGCCATTATGGCTTTGCTTTGTATAGCTTTTCCTAATCCTACATTTCCAGCTATTATATGAACAGTCTGCATTTCTATGTCTCCTCTAAAGGCAATTATGGGGCACATGATGCCCCAATAACTATTTAAAGAATATCAGATATTTTTGGATTTAAGCCAAAGGTCTTCAATCATGCCCTGTCGTTCAAAGATGGCTTCTGCCCTGGCGCTGAGGTTTGCCTGCACCTCTTGATATTCCTCTTCTGTCTGGATAGTAAAGTACCCGGCATTGCATGATCCTATGGGCAAATTTGATGTCTTGAGGATATCTCTGACGATCAATCGAACAGGGCGACCGGTTACGTCTTCATTCCAATCTTCACCAATCATGGTGGTAATTTCTTTGACTGTAATTGCATTTGATTTACCAAGACGATCAAGGATGATGCTTTCTACATGATTTTTCATTCTCTGATTAATGAGATTCTTCATGAATTACCTTTTGGGTTAGTTGAAGTTAAACTCTGATGTGATCCTACTACATGATTTTGGTCCTGTCAACAAAAAAAGTGGGTTTGAGAAAAAATAATCTCAAACCCACTTTGATTTAATTTTCCCTAATCCAATCAATGAAGTATTGAACTTCATATTTCAGATCAGTGATATTAGATATGTTCGGGAGTATATAATCAGCAAAAGCAGATAACTCCAATTCATCAACATTTTCGCATCTGAGCTTAAATGACTCTTTATCTGCACGGTCAATGAAAACGATATAACAATCATCTATCTGACTCTTGATATATTCAGCATCTTTGATTTCCCGGCAATCACATACCACCATGGAACCAGATTGCATCCGTTTGATCCTATCTACAATCATATGCCGGGTGGCCCTCTCTTTCCCGCCATACTCATCTACAAGGTCTTTGAGATTTGCAAGGAATGCCCTGGCTTCGGGTGTCCTCTGAGTAGGGTCAGGATCATTCTCTCCAAATAATTCAAAACTGATCTCCTTTATGGGATCAATAATTGAAGTAAGAACAACATCAATCCCAACTTCAGCTTTCAATTCTTTGAGAATTTTATACACTTTACCTTTCCCTGAGCCAGATGAACCCATCATGACAATCACTGTTCTGGCATTGCCATCAACTTCTGTATATTCATATCTATCTCGGATACCATATATGAGATCCTCAATTCCCAATTCATATTCATTCTTATCTGCCTTAATGAATGAGATATCCTCTGAACGCTGTCTATTACTGTAATAACGTTCCATTCTGGTTGCCCTGGATGTCTCTATTAGTCTGATGGAAACATCCTTGAAATAGTAAAACACGCTCGTCATGATAGAGAGTTGCCTGATACCAGATACTACTATCTTTTGGGCAGTGGTTTGTTTGATGGTAGCTATCAATTCATCTGCAATAACCATATCCAGTGACTTGGTATCTTGCATAGCTGACCTGACTTCACATTTGATCAAATCTTTGACTATATCATGAGTTGTAATTTGATGATAGTCAGACAAGACATTTTGACAATAGAAATCTTTTCCTGAACACATCTTTCCGATAACCAAGATAATTTCTTTGTCCATTAAGCATCTCCGTGCTTAATAAGTTCTGGGTGATTGAGTTCCCCGATGATATCATCAAATAGTCTGATGGTTTCCTCTGAGGTGTCCTGAAAGGGGTTTTTGATATGCTGATACATGTTGTAAATTTCCATGTAGCTTATGGAAAAAACGATTGAAGTCATTTCAGATTTGAATCCATACAAATGAGGTTCTTTCAAAAGGAAATTGACGTTCATACAGTTGAGAACAACCACAGAAGCCGGTTCAGCTTGCAGTGTGGATACTACCTTGGCTGCCAGTTCTAAACGCTTGTGTGTAGCTGAGAACTTGGTTCCAAAGATGGCTTCAACATCATTACAGATATCCATTTCATCCTGGAGTTCAGGAGAAAAGAGAGACATCAACATTGAACAATATGATCTATCGGATTCAGATAGTTTAACTACAGACATTTTAATTTTCCTTGTAAATGGTTGTTGGGGTAAAACGAAGAACGTCAGTTTTTAAGTCCACGAGTGGTGTGTAAACAACATTGGGTTCAAAGATGAAGTCTTCAAGTCTACCTGCTTTGAAGGCTTTGGCAACTGCCATGAGAGTCTGCCGACAAGCAGGGCAACCAGAGCAAGAGATTGATGGAATGGTGTTAATGTTTTTGGTAATAGGGTCAATTTTGAAAAACAATCCTTTACATGTCATGAGTCTTCCTTTTTGATGAATGGTTGAATTTACTAACTTAAAATGATTCTAACTTGAATGTTGGCCTTTGTCAAGACTTTTTTTTTTAATATTGCCATTTAATTGCTATGGGAACATTTTCATATTTACCCTTCTTTGGAATCTCTGATATTTTCCCTACACAGATATCAATTTGTCTTCTAATCTTTTTCCCAGATATTGGATTCCTGTCAGCCAATAGATCATTACAATATTTAACTCCAAATCCTTTGATATAGACTTTCTTATATAACAAATGTATCAAATCCCTGGAGACTGCAATGGTTCTGCCTGAAACTGGTTTCTCCATCGTAGCTGTATGATTTGGGTTTCCTTCTGAATTGATCCCACCAAGGCTCGGAACATAGAAAGTAACAGTGACATTGTACTTAGACAATTTCATAATAGTTGACTTGAGAGTGATTTCCTGGTCTTCTAAAGCAGTTTCAAGATCAGAGATATGTTCTATTAATGATTGCAGTTGCAGATTATTAATATGTATGGTTTCCTCATGAACTTGATTTTGTAGCTCTATCTCTCTGAGTGCTTGTTGATTATGAATATGAGCAAAACTAATCATTGTAAATGAAGCAATTATGAAGAGAACTGATAATGCAATGATGAACTTGTCGATGACTTTCATATGATTTCCTTTTGTTTGTTGATGTTGATTAATGAATATATTCCAATGAATCAGATATGTCAACAATTTTTAAACAAAAAGAAAGGGTACTGAAAATTAATTCAGTACCCTTCTCCGTAATATTCTCCAGGAACTGGCCAATGAACCTTTTAAATACTACTAACAAAAGCAGCGATATTCAGTCACTGCTCAAACATACTAATATTTAAAGGAGCAAAATGATGGTTGAGATCAACACACCTGAAATGGCAGATCTTGTAGCAAAATCCAATGAATCAAACAGAGGAATGAAGGTTTTTGAGAACAAAGATTTCGGGACACTAAGTGTAATTGAGTACAAAGGAGAACCATACTTCATCGGTAA